AGTGCCTCCAGAAGAGTACGTCGAGTGGTTTCGCGATGTCGCTGCCAACATCCAGACGATGCTGGCGCCCGATGGCTCCTACTTTCTCAACATCAAAGCCCACGCCGACGAAGGCGAGCGCAATCTCTACGTGATGGACCTCGTGCTAGCGCACAAGCGGCAGTGGGGATGGCGCTTCGTCGATGAGTTTTGCTGGCGCAAGACCGACAACGGTGTTTCGGGCGGATGGGGCAATCGATTCAAGAATGCCTGGGAGCCGGTGTTCCGCTTCTGTCGCCAGCCCGAGATCAAATTCCGGCCGAAAGCGGTCGGTCACGTCTCGGAGGATTGCTTCGACTACTCACCGAACAACCCGAAATCGACCTCCGGCAGCGGATTGTTGGGTACCGGTGCGCGGGGACGAGCTGCCGAAGCGCCCGGTGCAGCCGATGATGATGGCCGCTTCCGTGGAGTCGCGCGTCCGAGTAACGTCATCGAGGCGAGGACAGAGTCCAACCAGGGATCACACTCCGCTCCTTTTCCGCGCGGCCTGGCCGAGTTCTTCGTCAAGGCGTTCACGGACGGCGGCGACGTGGTGTTCGATCCGTTCCTCGGGAGCGGGACCACGATCGCCGCCGCGCAAGTGCTCGGTCGCCTCGGGTACGTTTGCGAACATTGCGGGCAGGAGATCCAGAACCACCAGAAGCAGTCGATGCTGGCGCCCGGAGAGTGGCGGCCGAGCGCCGTCGGCGATGGCAAGACGGCCGGCTTTCACCTGTCCAGTCTCTACTCTCCGATTGGATGGTTCGCGTGGTCGGACGCCGCCAAGCAGTTCGAGCAGGCGCAGAAGAATCCGGCGCTGCTTCAGGTCTTCGTCAACACCGTCTTGGGCGAGACGTGGACGTTGCTTGGCGAAGCTCCGGAGTGGCAGAAGCTGTATGACCGGCGCGAGTCGTACAAGGTTGGTACGGTCCCGCCTGGCGCGCTCTTTCTTACGGCTGGCGCCGACGTTCAGAAGGACCGCATCGAGGTGGAGATCGTCGGATGGGGCCGTGGGAAGGAGTCGTGGTCTGTCGATTATCGAGTCTTCGAAGGCGACACATCGCGGCCGCAGGTGTGGGAGAAACTCACCGCATTACTGAACGAAACGTTCACGACCACGGGCGGTTTGGAGTTGCCGGTGCTGCAGCTCGCGGTCGATTCCGGATTCGCGGCCACGGAGGTGTACCAGTGGGCGCGGCGGCAAGGCGGGCGGGTGGTCGTGATCAAGGGAGACTCGCGTGCTCCCGCGCTGCTTGGCCCGGCTGCGCCCGTGGAGGTCGGCCCCCTCGGAAAGAGGATCACGCGCGGCGTGCGGGTCTGGCCAGTCAACTCCGGCATGGCCAAAGAGGAGTTGTACCGGTGGCTGCGTCTTGATCGGCCCACAGACGAGGACATCGAGAAGGGGTTAGCGTTCCCGCCGGGCTATTGCCACTTCCCACGATACGGCGAAGAGTACTTCAAGCAGATCACCGCCGAGCAACTGGTCACCAAGATCGTGAAGGGCTATCGCCGGCACCAATGGCAGAAGATGCGCGAGCGCAACGAGGCGCTGGACTGCCGAGTGTACGCGCGGGCGGCTGCCAGCCGCGTCGGCATTGATCGTTATCAGGAAAAACACTGGCGCGCGACGGAGGAACGGTTGGGCTTGCAGAGCAAGTCACGGCAATCTGCGAGTCCTCGGCCACAGTCTCCCGCGCCGCCAACCAAACCGCGTCCGGGCCGGAGGGTTGTCGGGCGCTTTTCGACGTGAAATATGGCCAACCCGTTTACTGACGAACAGATTCAGGCGCAGCGCGATGCTATCGCCACCGCCGAGCAGCAGGTTGCCTTCGAGGGCCGCAGCAAGACTCTGCGCGATGTGGACCAGTTGATCAAGGCCGAACAGCACATGGTCAACACCAATCGCGCCGCCAGCGGAAAGCGCACGCGCCAGTACCGGCTGATGTCCAGCAAGGGCTTCTGACCCTTGTCTATGTTTGGAGCATTTCTGACCCGCTTCAAACGGGGCGGGAGAGGTGCGCCTGCCGCCTCGGCACCACCCTCGCGCCGAGCGAGTTCGTTCCCCTACGAGGGAGCAACGGTGGGCCGGAGGCTGGGGACATGGTCCACAACGCGCGACGCCGTCAACTCCGTTTGGTATCAGAGCGCCGACCAACTGGTGTCGCGGTCGCGCGACAGCGCGCGCAAGGACGGGTGGGCGGCGAAGGCCATCGACGAATGGGTATGCAACGCGGTCGGCAACGGAATCAAACCGCAGTCCCTCCACTCGACTCCGGCGACGAAGGAAAAGATCCAGAAGCTCTGGACTCAGTTCGTCACCGAAGCCGACGCCGGCGGCATCACGGATCTATACGGCCTGCAGGCGCTCGCGTTCCGATCCATGGTGGAGGGTGGCGAGTGCTTCGCGCGCAAGCATATCCGCCCGATGAGCGACGGATTGACTGTCCCGCTGCAACTCCAGTTGATCGAGACGGAACAGTTGCCGTTTTACCTGGCGCGCCCAACTCCGGAGACGCCGAAGGGCAACGTCGTGCGCGCGTCGATTGAGTTCGACCAGCGCGGACGGCGCACGGCTTACTACTTCTACAAAGAGCACCCGGGCGAACGGCTCTTCTTCCCGAACTACCTGGACCTGATCCGCGTGCCGGCGGATGAGGTCATGCATCTGTTCCGGCCGCTCCGTCCTGGGCAACTCCGCGGTGTGCCGTGGCTCGCGAATGCGCTGGTGCGGCTGTGGGAGCTCGATCAGTACGACGACGCCGAACTGCTACGAAAGAAGTTCGCCGCCATGATGATGGCGTTTATCATCCGGACGAATCCGGAGGATCCGTTCTTGCCGAACGCCCAGGATCAGCAAACGACCGACTCCGGCGGCGTGGCTGGTGGCACTCCGAACGACCAAGGTGTCCAGGTCGCCACGCTGGAGGCCGGGACGATGCAGGAGCTTGAACCTGGCGAGGATGTGAAGTTCACCGATCCCGCCGACGTGGGCGGCAACTACGAGTCGTTCGAGCGGATGACGTTGTTGCGCATCGGCGCCGGTCTCGGATTGCCGTACGACATGCTGACCGGCGATCTGTCGAAGACGAGCTATTCCTCGATCCGCGCCGGCATCCTCTCGTTCCGCAGGTTGTGCGAGCAGATCCAGTACGGCGTGTTCATCCACCAGTTCTGCCGCCCGGTATGGCGCGCGTTCATCGAACAGGCCGCGCTCGCGGGCCGGCTGGATGCTCGCGACTACCAAGCCAACCGCGAGGAATACCTCGCCGTGGAATGGCACACGCCGAAGTGGGCCTGGGTCGATCCAGAGAAAGACGTTCGGGCCGAGGTCATCGCGATCCGTGCCGGCCTGAAGCCTCGCTCGATGTCCATCAACGAAGCCGGTATGGACGAGGAAGAAGTGGACGCCCAGATCGCGAAGGACAACGAACGCGCCGACAGGTTGGGTCTGGTCCTCGACTCCGATCCGCGCAGAACCGATGCGCGCGGCGCGGAGAAGGTGGAGGCAGACGATCCCGAGGCGGTCGGAGATGACACCACCGGCAACGCCAAGCCGCAACCGAAGGAGCAGCGCCGGAAGGAGATGATCCAGTGAAGACGAGCTATCTCCCGCGCCTGGCGGTGCGGGTCTTCGACGAACCGCTTCTGATCCGGCCCCGAAAGCTCTACGTCATCCTGCAGGCCATCGGTCCACGGCTGGGGATGACCGACTGCGACGTTGATCTGATCGCGGCGCGGCTGCCCATGGATGACGAACCGGATGATCCGGACGAACTCGACGAGGAGGCGCGCGCGGCGAAGCCCTATGAGGTAACCCCGGACGGCATCGCGGTCATTGGCGTTTCCGGCACGCTCGTGAAGAAGGCCAGTTGGATGGATGCTTGGTCCGGCCTCCAGTCCTACGAGATGATCCGCGCGGAATTTCAGGACGCCGTTGCGGACCCACGCATCCAGGGCATTCTCCTCGATGTGGACTCGCCCGGCGGTGAAGTCGGTGGGCTGTTCGATCTGGCTGGTGAGATCTTCGCGGGCCGGCAGGAGAAACCAATCTACGCCATCGCGAACGATGCGGCGTTCTCGGCAGCCTACGCGATTGCATCGAGCGCCGAACGGCTGTTCGTCACCAGCACTGGCGGCGTCGGCAGTGTCGGAGTGATCGCAATCCACGTGGACCAGTCGGGCTTTGACGAGAAAGTGGGCCGCAAGTACACGGCGGTCTTTGCCGGAGCGAAGAAGAACGATTTCAACCCGCACGAGCCGCTGTCGGACTCCGCGAAGGATGACCTTCAGACCGAGATCGACAGGCTCTACGACATGTTCGTGAGCCTGGTCAGCCAGAACCGCCAGATGAAGACGGCGCTGGTGCGGAATACCGAAGCCGGATTGTTCTACGGTGCCAAGGCGATCAGCGCCGGCCTCGCGGATCAGGTCGGCACGCGGGATCAGGCGCTCGCCGCGGTAACAGAAGCGGCGAAGTCACGGAAACAAGTTCGCGTCACGGCGTCTGCCGAGGCGCAGATTCCAGAAAGAGAGGCAATCATGTCGCAAGACGTAACGAAAAAGGCAGACGCTCCCGGTGCGCCGGTGGCGCCTGCTCCCGAACAGAAGCCCTCGGAAGTGCCGGTAACTGCCGCCGCTCCCGCTACACCGCCCTCTCCGGCTCTTCCGGCCGCTCCGGACGCCGCCGCTCCGGACACCGCAGCCATCGAAACCCGATTGCGTGCGGAGTACGAGGAAAAGGCCGCGATGTGCACCATCGCGCGACGCCCCGACCTCATTTCCGAGGCGATGAAGATGACCGTGCCACAGTTGCGCGAGCATCTGCTTTCTCTCGCGGCGCAGGAGTCCCAGAGAACGGCGCTCCAGTCGCACACGCAGGCTGCCCCGGTGGGAGCGGAGGCGCAGTTGAATGCCGCCGCCACCGAGATTGCTGCCAGCCGCAACATCACGTTCGCCCAGGCCTACGTGCAGGCAATGAATCAGAACCCCAAGCTTTACCAGCAGTACCTCGCTGAGAAGTCGGCCACGGTGAGGCCGAACTAGGGCGGCGAGCCCAAT